CTGGGTTGTTTGCCCATGCATCGGCCCTGACCTCTGCTGCCTCTGCCCCTTCCTGGGCTTCCTGGGCTGCTCCTTGGGCCGTTTCAGCCCCGGTGCGGGCCTCTACAGCGGCTGCACGGGAAGAATCGGCTAGGGTGGCGCTGTTGGCTGCATTCGATTCGGAAGTTGCAGCTGCATCGGCAGAGGCCCTTGCATTTGATTCGGAAGTTGCGGCTGCACCGGCAGCTGTCTGGACCGCAGAAAGTGAGTTTGCAGCAGCTTCGGCTGACTCGGATGCTTGTGTTGCGCTTGTGGCCGCTGCATTGGCTGACATGGCAGCTGCAATCCGGTCTTCGTCGGTCAACTGCGCTGAGTTGGCTGCTTGCGTCGCGTAGGCTTGCGAAGAATCGCGCGCGTTAATGGCACTTTGCGCAGAAGAGGCTGCGCTTGTGGCTGAAGCCTGGGCGTTGTCGGCCAAGCTGGATGCGCGGTCTGCCTGTTCAGTTGCGGTTGCAGCGGCGTCGATGGCCTCTGCAATGTCCATGCACTGAAGAGATATGGTATAGTTCAGTGCATCAATGACCACTTTCAGGCTGTAGAAGCCGTTTGGAGCAGCAAAGTTCATTGCACCGTTGGCTTGAGAAAGGAACGGGTTATCGAGCGGTGACCCGTCCGCATCCTCAAGTCCAGTTGCAAGCGTCTCTGTGCCACGCAGGTACAAATAGCAAGTCGCGCCTGCGACGGCATTGCCGCGCTGGTCTTGTGCAAAATATGACTTCAGTTCCATGCTATTACTCCACAAAACAAAACTAAAGGCGCAAATGCACCTTTAAGAAACTTTCGGGCTTGCCGTCTCGACAGACCCGATGTCGACACCGATGCATACGGCCCAACCATCTTCGTGGAACCAAGATCCCTGGGTGCCAAGGTTGTAGACACGGCCCTTATAGGTGAACTGGTCGCCGCTGGAGTCACGTTCGATATCGATCATATCAGCAGATGCAAAAACCTTGACATAGTTCTTTTGAAAGTCAAGGCCATAATCTTTATACTTTGTGCGCGGAACTCTTTGCACTGAGGCTCTCAAGTTGAAACCCTGCTCAAAAACAGTCACCCACTGCTTTACAGCGTTCTGAGAGCGAGCGCCAAATTTGAAATAAACAATGACGGTGAATTTGATTAGCCTAGATGCCTGCTTCAGCAAGTTGCTGCCTGGAGTGCTCACCAGAACAGCCCTCCAACTTTTCGGAAGCCGTCGCGCTCAGGCAAGCCGCCGACTGCGATGCCGCCGACTGCCTTCAAACCGAGCAAAGCCCAAAGTGCGGTCCCATATGGAGTGGATGCAAGCCAGAACTGCCAACCATCTTTTGCTGGTGGCGCCAGCTTTGAAACAGACACTTCGCCAACGGATGCCGATGTGCTGAAGCCACCCTGCTCGCTTCCGCCACCGCTGCCATCCTCTGCGCCATCAAGCGACTGTGCACCGATGACATAAAGATGAGCAGCAAGATAATTGACTGCCATAACCAGCGTCTTGCCGTTGAGGACGTAGCATGGAGAGTCTTCGACGGCAATGAACTCGCGTGCCATTTCCCAGTACGCTTCCAGAATCGCCTCTGGATACACAGCAGGATCTTTGAAAGCAATCAACTGTGTGCGAAAAAATTGATCGTCGTACTGGGCCATGGCAACCTACCTTAGATGCGGAATTGAGCGTCGGGATCGATGTCGCGCTGGGTGCTCACCTTCACTTTCTCACGGAAGCTTTGGCCGTTCTGCTGGGCGTAGCCGTCGCGCTTGGTCATGTTGGTGTTGACCTGACGTTTCACTTCTGCGTGATTTCCGCGAATGTCTTGATTCAGCGGCTTCACCAAGCCCTTTGCCAGGTGCTTCTTGAAGAGGTAATGTTCCTTCAAGATTTCGTAGTCGGCATCGGAAACCGAGGTTACGATGCCAGAGGCAGTCCAGATAGGGGCGCCTTGGCCGTCGCTGGCCATCTCACCGAATCCGCTGCGAAGCGAAGGAAGGTTGGCGCCACCGAAGATGGTCACCTTTTTCTTTGGGACCGGCAGATTGCCGATCTTTTCATAAACTGTGTACGATACCGAGTTGGTCATCGTCGAAAGAATGTACTTGCTCATGGTGTTTGTAGTCCTAGTAATTACGTGGAAATAGGCCCCTACAGCCTAAGCCCATCGGAAAATGGCGCGGGTATCAGCCGCGCCATTTTACTTTGTTTCCGACCGCCAGTAAACGATCAGATACCGCCGACGCGAACCACCGCATATGGACGCTTGCACATGGTGCCTGCGGTGCCGTTGGCGTAGTCTTCGACATACGATTTGGCGCGCTTCTCGACGCCCAGGGTCATGAACTTGGTCTGCACCAGCTGGGCGAAGGTTTCGCCGCCATCGGTGGAGCCGTCGATGGATGCGTCAACATCGTCTGCATACAGATAGAACATGTCTTCTGGGTCTTCAGAGCCGATCACAACGCCAGTCAGCTCTGGTGCAGAGCAGATGCGCATTTTCGGATAGGTCTGGGTGATCCAGTCGCGAACCGACACACCGAAGTCGGTGGTGACGGACAGGTAATCGACCTTGCTGGTTGGCAGGGCCAGGGTCAGCTCGACCTTTTCAGGGTCAATCTGGTCCTGGGACTGCGTGCGCAGCTGGACGACGGCCATACGGATGTCGCCGGTGATGTCCTGGAAGTCGGTGCCGGCAGCGCCCCAGCCGCCAGTGACAGACGACGAAATGACGGCTGGCAGGTTCGGATCGTTGAGGAAGCCGAAGATGCGGCTGTTGCCCGAGTTCCAGCCGTAGAAGCCGACTGCGTTACGGAAGATTTCCAGCTGTACGGCAGCACCTTGGCGCTTGGTTTCTGCCGAATTCAGGCGCATTGCAGCAGCGCGGCCCTCTTCCAGCAGGCCAACGGCCATGCCCATTTCACCGCGAACGATGCCACGGCGCTCAAAGTTCACGTTCCAGCTGGTCAGCGGGATGTTGGTGAAGTCGCCGTATTCGGACACGGTGCCAGAAGGCTCCACGATACCTTGCACGATTTCTTCGTCTTCCCAGGAGCCGACAGTTTTGATGCCGATCAACTCGTCAATCTTGCGGGCCGCAGTCAGGACCTTGACAAAGCCTGGCAGCCAGGTTTGCAGGAACTGGATTGGGGTCGGGATCGATGCCTGGGTAACGGCAGGCGCGAACGCAGAGTCACCAACAGCCTTGTTGCTGGTGAAGGCGCCGGCAGCGGCCAGCTTCTGGATCTGGTCGTGTACGGTGGCGTGATCGAACACGACGCCGATGCGCGCCAGGCCGGCAACAGCCTCGTTGGTGATGGTCTTCATGTCGAACACCCGGGTCTTGCGACCGGGGATGTACGAGCGGGTGACGCTTGCTTGGCGAGCCATTCGCGGCCTCCTTACTGAGTGAGTTGAACAGTGGTGTAGGTGGACACCAGCGCATCAACAGCCGACGCCGACAGGCTGACTGGGTTGATCACGCGGCTGTTCGGAATTGCGATCATGCCCGCAGGCAGCGCACCGCTGTAGCTGATCAGGGCGCCGTATGGCAGCGCCAACGGGTTGTTCTCGGTGGTAATGCTGCTTGGCACGTATGCCAGGGCGTCACCATAGGCGATGGACTTGGCACCGGTGGTGTGGTTGAACACCTCAGCGTGCATGATCACCATGTCAGCGAATTCGGCATTCGCACCCTGCGGCAGGTCCATCGAAGAGGCCAGCGGGCCACCTTCTACGGTGCCATACAGGGCATAGTGCTTGGAGTGGAACAGAACGCCGTAGAAGCGTGGGCCGCCCACAACAACCTCAGCGCCAGTGGCAGCGATGGTGTTGCCGGTCGGGTCCAACTCAGCACTCCAGCCGAACGCACGGCTGATGCGGTTGGTGGATTTGCCCGGGTCTTCACCGATGGTGGCAGACGCGATGCGAGCGGGCTTTGCGCGCAGCGGGCCGTCTTTGGCGACTTCACCTGGGAAGCCGGTGGTGTACTGGCGGTACACAGTGGACTGGAAGGACATGGCTTATTTCCCCTCAAGGTATGCGGTGAGTTCGGAAGTCGCATTGGCGCTATCGGCAGCACGACGTGCAACATTGGAGGCGTCTGCCGTCTTGCGCGCTTCGACGCCGGTAAGGTAGCTGTCCAGCACCACGGCCTCTTGGCCTTTGGCGCATTTCAGCTTCAGCTTATTGACGCCATAAGCAGCGACTTTAGCTGAGTCCATAGCCCGGTGATCAAAGGCTCCAACAACTTTAGACAACCGGCTGACGAGGCGATCCTTAACAGCAAGATCATCGTAGAAACGCTGAAGCGAAGCATCGCCCGCTTGAGCGTGAACTCCTGCTGCAGGGCCTTCCGGCGCTTTTCCTTGGCCGTTGGCTGGGATGTCGTCTTGGGCCGGGTCTTCGGGCGCGGCGTTATCTTGGATGCCTTCGGTGCCCGGTTCGACGGCGGCGTCATCTGCTGCTGGGTCATTCTGCGCCCCTTCGCCGGTCAAAGCCACCTTCAGCTGGGAGCAAAGTGCACCGAGTTGATCGAGAATTGCAACGACTTCTTGGTTGCCGCCAGCAGGCTCAGCAGCAGGTTCGGCCGCAGGTTCTGCAGCTGGCTCAGCAGCGGGTTCGACCACTGGATCTGCAGCAGGTTCGGCATCAGTGGAAACCGGCTCAGCGGCAGGTTCTGCAGCTGGCTCAGCGCCCGGTTGGTGCTCAGGCTCTTTAGCCTCTTCGGCCAAAAAGGCCTGGAGTGCTGGGATGAGGGCCTGCAGCTGTTCAACTGCATTGTCCATCGCCTTGCGGTTAAGCTTCATTGATTTTACCTCTTGAGGTTTGACATAATCAAAGCTAAAATGGTCGAAGCACATACCATCAAGCACTTTTGCTCCACTGACCCGGCCCTCTTTAACCAGCGCGATGTGGTTGCCGCGCAAGTTAATTTGCATCACCTCATACGGCTGCCCTTCAAAAACACCGGGCTGCTGAATAAAGTCGCAGTTGTACCCAAGGGACAAATCCTTTTTGCCAGATTGCAATTGCTTTTGCAACTTGCGGGTGAACACTTTAAGATCACCGCGCATCCATGGCGCGTCATAATATACGTTCCCTGTCAATACGCCGTCAATGCCGTAATCTTCAGGGGCCGTGTCCTCTTGATCACCCTCAAACCCTGACAGCATCTCGTGATCATCAATCAACGGGACGTTTTGAAAGGATTTTATTGCTTCAGGGCAACTGACTGCAGACTCTGGGCGATATACCTTGACGACTCGCATTGGGTCGCCTGGCAGGCCAAGTTGTCCAGCGCCATAGTCAAAAATGCCGAACGATGAAATTGGACACCCTTTTACCAAGAGGAATCCGTTTGCATCGCGCTGTCTGCTACTCGACATATATTGGCC